TGGTAAGTTTTGGATTGGGCTTGTGGCGTTCAGACGGTGGCACATTCAAAACATCACTGAGCGCAAACCTTTCAACCCTTAGATAGAAGGTGATACAGAGATGCTTCCAAAATTCAGACCAATAATTAATCGACCAATACCCCTTGGACGCAAAGGAGAGAACCTAGCGCGAAGAATCGACTTTACAGACATAGTAGAGATGATGCATGAAATCTTTGGTGAAGGTGCATGTGAGTTGAGGTATCAAAGACCACAAGACACACAAGCCTACATACCAAGCGTGATTATTCGTGACGGTGATACTCTAACATGGAAACCAACATCAACAGACTTAGCACACGCAGGAAAAGGCAGGTGTGAGTTACGTTGGATAGTAGACGGTAAAGTAGCAAAGTCACGCTTATGGGATTGTATCGTTGAGGATTCCATTGTTGAGGATGGTCACAATCCAGATGAACATGATTACTATGAAGGCGCTTACGTGGTTACTCCTGCATGGTTCGAGCAAACACTAGAGACAGATGAGAAAATCTGCTCAGATAATATAAAAGTGCTTGAGATTCAAGCTATGGAAACACACAATCCTGCTGGCGGTTTAACACTCAGCATTTAAAACCCTGCACACAAAGGAATGACGGTTGCAGCATTTCCCGTTTCTCGATTAAAAAAAATCGAGAAACAAAATCGGGAAACGATAAACACGCAGGTAAACACATAAAAAAGTGTCTATATTTCCTGTTTCTTGATTATTCTTATAAAATAAAGAAATATAATATAAGTAAATAAATATATAGATAACTCAAAATAAATCAGGAAACGGGAAATATGACCATTTCGCATTGCTTGACGTGCTATTTCCTGTTTCTTGATACTTTTTTGTAAATCGGGAAACGGGAAAAATCAGGAAATGCGGCGTCTTCCTTTGCGTGCTTGAGATAAAAAAAGCCTAAGAGTCAAAGGAGACAAAACATGGCGAATAACGCATATTTCAACAAAGTGGTCAAAAATGGCACGGTCATTATTGACCTAACTGGTGACACTGTAGCCACGGACGGTAGCGACGTTGCGTATGGTAAAACATTCCACGCGCCTGACGGCTCACAAGTCACTGGTTCAAACACAAAGGATTCTGATACTTCTGATGCTACTGCTGCGGCGGGTGACATTCTCTCTGGTCAAACTGCGTATGTGCGTGGTGCAAAAGTAACGGGTAGCATGGCTAATCGTGGTGCTATTGATGAGACTATCGATGACAAGGACGATGTAATCACTGTTCCTGCTGGTTATCATGATGGCTCTGGTACTGTGCAGCTTGATTCAACAGAAAAAGGTAAGTTGATTGCGGGTAACATTAAGAGTGGCGTTGAGTTGCTTGGTGTTACTGGTAGTTACACGGGCGAAGGTGCAACACTCCAAACAAAGTCTGCTAATCCTTCTTTCAGCGCTCAGGTTATCCAGCCTGATGCTGGGTATGATGGTCTTGCTGCAGTGAACTTGGCTAGTGTTGAGGGCATGTTTACTGAGTCTGATAATGCTGCTGGTGGTAAGACCTTGACGATTGCCAACATTTCTTAGTGTGCAACACCTATAAGAAGGTGATGCACAATGGCAAATAATACTTATTTCAATAAAATAATCAAAAATGGCACAACACTGATTGATTTGACTGGTGATAGTGTTGCTCCTGCTGATGTTGCGAGCGGTAAAACGTTCCATGATGCGAGCGGTGCACCACAAACGGGAACAGCAAGCGGCGGCGGTGGTGGCTTTGATTGGTCGCAAATAGGAGGCATCCACATCCTAACCAAAACAGGGGTAGCATCGGCTCTTGATTGTGATGGTATTGATACAAGCACTTTTACGAATATGTCAAAGATGTTCCAAAGTACATACTTCACATCAATCGACGTTTCAGGTTTTGACACATCAAACGTGAAGAATATGGCATATATGTTTAATTACTGTCCGAACATTCAATCACTCGATGTATCCAGTTTTGATACATCGAGGGTCACCGACATGACGGACATGTTCAGAGAAAACGCAAGACTACAATCCATCACATTCGGACAAGATTGGGATACGTCAGCAGTTACGGGCATGGGTGGCATGTTCCAAGGTTGCGTCAATTTGACCGATTTAAGTTTCGGCAACGCATTCGATTCGTCCCATGTAACGAATATGCAAAATATGTTTTATAATTGTTATTGCCTAAACGTGCCACACGTAGCCGCGCAATTGGACGTTTCCGCATGCATTACAATCGATAGCCTGTTCTATGGGTGCTTTCATAATACAAATTATCCGTCCGCGTATAGTACAAGTCTAGACCTTAGCAATTGGGACACATCAAAAGTAACGCTGATGAATTCCGTGTTCTCTGCCTGTAAGAAGATGACAGATGTTGATTTAAGCGGGTGGGATACAACCAAAGTAACATCAATGAATTCGATGTTTCGCGATTGCATATGCCTCACGCATCTAGATTTGGCAGATTTTGACACGCCGCTGCTTACGAATATCAGTTATATGTTCTATGGTATGAGTAACATCGAATCAATCAATTTCCCGCAGTTGGACACTACAAAAATCACGCAAACATGGGCTTTGCAATATATGTTTTATTCATGCCCGAACCTAACGGATATCATTTGGTCGCAGAAAAACACGGTGCAGAACATAACAACGACGCCCTCCTATATGGGCATCACTAGTTCGATGAAAATATATGTCCCCGATGCTCTTGTGAACGATTACAAAGCCGCGACGAATTGGAGCCGTATCGCGAATCAGATTTACTCAATCAATGACTTACCAGCAGCATTAAAAACACGTTATGGGTATTAAGTAGGTGATGAAACATGATTAGAACAGAGATTGTAGAGATTAACAACGTTACTTTCATTCACACCTACTCAGACTCAGGCGTGCACATCATGCGTGATGGTGTCACATATGGAGAAGCATACGACCCTGAAGCATATGCAGCACAGAGAACATACACTGAGACAGACATACCACTAGTACCAGAGACAGAAGATGATGAGTACGCCCAAGCAGGGCGTATTTTGTTAGGGGTGAGTGATGATGAGTAAGATTGTAGACCGTGCAACAGAGCTACGTACCATCATTGAATCACTAGCACAAGACAACATGAATGATGAAGACGCTTTAGATGCAGTTGAATTGTTTCAAGCGTGGACCGGTGACGCTGAAGCCTACGCTGTAGATGAGCGTGTACGTTATGACGGAATCTTGTACAAGTGCTTGCAGAATCACACATCACAACCCTCATGGACTCCAACCGATGCACCTTCATTATGGGCAAGAGTTCTTATTCCTGTACCAGTCGTGATACCAGACTGGGTACAGCCAGGCTCTACAAATCCATACATGACAGGTGACAAAGTTAAGCACAACGAGAAAATCTGGATTTCCATTATTGATAACAATGTGTGGGAGCCTGGTGTCTACGGCTGGACCGAGGTGGTTGATTAATGGATATAGCACTAATCGCACCTTACGTTACGGCTATTGTTGCTGTGCTGGGTCTCGTGTTTTCTCGTATCAGTGCAAGCAAAACTGCTGCAACAGAAGTACAGAAGATATCTGACCAACTTAACCACATCCAGACGTTACTCAAAGAAGTACGTGAAGATGTGCGCGACGTAACACCTCGTGTTACGAAACTTGAAGTACGTCTTGAGGAAGTTGAGAAACGACTTGAAAAAGTTGAAGCGCAGATTGAAACGCTTTAACAGGACCAAATCTAAGGGACGTACTTAAATCTTAGGTGTAATTACACCTTTTTAAAATTTCAAAGGCTTAAAACGCCTTAGAACGGCTCGTTTACCTGCGGTTATTCAAAACGGCAGAGACGAGCCGTTTTTTTATTAGACCTCCAAAGACAGGAGAACAAAAATGATTGAAAACATTAACTGGTTGGCTCGTATTAAAAACAAGCAATTTTGGCTCACATTAATCCCCGCTGTACTTCTTTTGATTCAAGTTTGTGCAGCTCCATTTGGATACAAGTGGGATTTCGTTGTTTTGAATCAGCAATTGGCAGCAATAGTAAACGCCTTATTTGCTGTGCTCACTATTTTGGGCGTTGTTAATGACCCCACGACAAAGGGACTTGCAGATTCATTACTTGCGTTGACATATACAGAACCAAAAGAAGGAGAGGATGAAGCTTTTCTAGACGCCTTGTTAGGCGGTGGTGCAGATGAAGATATGTAAATCTTTACGTGCTGCACTAGTAACTCTTCTTGTAGCTCTCGGTGTGTGTCTCAGTGTTACACCTGCAACAGCAATAGCAAGAACTCCATCAGGTGATTATGAGGGTGTTGACCTCTCACATTGGGACAGTGGACTGGATTTAACACGCTTCGCTGATAACTGCAACTTGGATTTCGCAATCATAAAGGTTGGTGGAAACGAGAGAGTCATTGGGGGTAGGTATCGTGACTCTGAGTTTAGAAGTTTCTACAACCAGGCTTGCAATGCAGACTTACACATTGGAGCTTATTACTACGCTGACACTACTAATACTTTCGATGCAGTTTTAGATGCAGACCATTGCGCGGATTTACTAGATTCCTACGGCGTGCGTTTAGACATGCCCGTTTACTACGATATCGAAGATTCCTACCAACAAGACGTAACATCACGCAGAGAACTTACTGATATCTGCATTGCATTCTGTGACAGAATGCAAGAACGAGGATACAGAGCAGGTATCTACACATCAGGCTCTTGGTGGCTCAACGAAGTATACGGGGAAGAACTTGCTGATTATGCTCAGTGGGTAGCTTGGTGGGGTATAGATGACTACCCAACAATGCCTTTCTATTACGGAATGTGGCAAGTAGGGGGTATCGGCTGGAATCACAACACAGACTGGAATCCTGACGCTGGCGGCTTCCGTGACTATGATTTGTGCAGGATTGAGTATTGGGAGGATGCTCCTACACCTATTCCACCTAAACCAGAACCTGAACCAGAACCAGAAGGAAAGCTTGATGTTGACGGCTATGGTGGAACACTAACTGTTGCAGCTCTACAGGAAGCTCTCGGTACACCTGTTGATTCCTGGATTACAGGACAGTGGGAAGGTAATGAAGAGTACTCTTGGGCAGTTTGTGCGCAAGAGTTTGATGAGGGTGGCAGCCTTTGTGTTACCGAACTTCAGAATCTCATTGGAGCACGTACTGACGGTTACTGGGGTAGAGAAACTACAACCAAACTTCAAGAGTGGTTGATTGAGCACGGTTACGATGTTGGAGAATGCGGTGTTGACGGCTACGCTGGACATGACACTGTTAAAGCTCTTCAACGTGCTCTCAACGATGACGCTATAGCTCCTGCTCCTTGGCCTGAACCTTCACACACTACAGCGGATACTGTGCTTGATGTTGCTTATGGTGAGCTTGGTTATTATGCACCTGATGACCCTGAACCTGGTAGCAAGTATGGACGCTGGATGGCTGAAGTAACTGGTGAGGACTGGATGGCTGGTCCATCAGTAGAAATCTGGTGGTGCATGATGTACGTGAGTTGGGTCATGGACCACGCAGGCGTGTACATGGACGGACTTCCCTCTCAGAACACCAATCTTTTCTATAACAACGGCGGTTGGCAATACTGCGTCAATATTTACGACGTGCAGCCTGGGGATATAGTGGAGTTTGATTGGGATACCCCTATGGACGGCGTGAGCGACCATGTGGGGATATCAACAAGTTCTTTCGACGGTTACGGCTTCAGCACAATTGAAGGTAACGTCGGCAACGCAGTACAGGAAAAGTACAGAGACATGAGCCACGTCGCTTATGTAATGAGACCACCTTATGAAGAGTAAGAAGTGATTATATGAGATTAAACGCAGACGATTTACCACGATGCCCTGTGTGCCAGGATAATTTGATTTACGTAGAACGTAGGAGAATCACTTGGCACGATTGGGCTAACGTCTGGTATTGCAGGAGATGTGCTCACGATTACGCAATACCTGAATACAACAACGATGAAGATGTAACTGATGACGATTAGTGACAATCTTCTTTAACCTACAACTGAATAGATTTTGCTAGCAAAAGAAGAACCCCTCCTTACCTGACGTGCACACAGGTAGGGAGGGGCTTTTTTTATTAGTTGTACATAAGGTTGTATCGGTCAATGATGTAGCGTGCGGCTTCGTCAGCACGTGTAGCAGCATTGTAAAGAGCGCTTGCTGCATCATCATGAGATACAGCCTGAATCCAGTTCTGAAGATAAGCGGCGTGCTGCATGTAATGCTCATCACCATCCACATAAGACGCTGGAATGTGCAGGTCTGAACAGATGAACATACTACCAAGTTCAGCACACAGTTCTTCTTTTGCGTAAGGCTCAGAACCAAAACCACCTTCAACACTACGATTCAAAGGCTTCATAGTGCTATGAGTCATCTCATGAGCGAGAGTACGTACATAATTCTGGGACCGGGTCTCATCAGAACCGAGGAACAGTCTCCTATCAGGCATGTGTACAAGGTCTTGAAGTGGAGAGTAATAAGCACGACCTTCTGCATCTTCAACAACGGCACAGCGTGAGGAAGCAGCGAGTTTATCTGCTATGTCAAGAATCTGGTTCTGTGCTAGGTCAACATAACCAGGGTCATATGGCGGTACACCGTCAATCTGCTCAGCATTGAAGACCGAGTAGTATCCAACGCAAGAGATGAGAGTGTAAGTCTTTGGTTCAGTGTTCTCATCAGTGGACTCTTTAACGATGGTCCGTGTCTTCCACTTCTCAACTACTGCAGAGCGTGCGCCTTTCTTGACCTTATAACCAGCTCTTTGTGCTGCTTTAAAAGTCATCCAGCGAGGGTCACTGAAGCCACAATAGCGACCAATAAACTTGAGATTCAAGCGGTTAACACCACGATACGGCTTACCAGAAGCAAGACTTGTTGGCATAGCACCTGCAGTCCACTCCTGCAAGAACGGGAGCACACCATTAGTCTGGATTGTGTTCAGTACTGCATCAACAACAGTAGCACGCTGTTCAGAAACACGGGTAGGAAGGTTCTGTTTGGTCATGATGAGTCCTTTCTGATTGTCTTTTGACCTTCGCTTTGAAACCCGTGCATGAATCAGAGATTGATTCTTGCGTATTGGTTTGAGATAAAAAAAGACCCGCCGTAGCGGGTCTCTTCATTTGGTTTAGTCAAACATGGCAAGTAATTCATCTATCGGTGATAACTCAGGCTCTTCTGTATCTGGTATCACTATCACAAAGTCTTTAACAGGTTTTGTGAGTGAGTAGATACCCTGTGAGTATTTGAGGATGGGTTCTTTTGTAAAAACATCTATGTCAATACCACCACTGAGAGGTACTTGCTCAAAGTAACCGTCACTACCAAACTTATCTGGTTCTGAAACCACGATTGCACGTGTGCTGTCTGTTTTTGGATTGATGGTTCTCATCTGAACAAACTCAGAAAGCATATCAAAGAAGATACTCTTTGCTAACTTATTCTTCTTCCATTTTGGAAGATTGGCTGTTGCAGTGTTAATGGCATCGTTGATTTTCAAGTATTCAGATTCAGTAATGGTTCTGAATGGTAATGATGTAGGTGCAGTAGGCATGTTCTTCAATTCCTTGTAAAATCTTCTACGTGCTCTTTGTCTCGCATTCTTGCAATACTCAGCATCCTCACGAGCCTGTGTTTGTTTCTCATCCTTCGTCATATACATTGTTCTCGTCCTTCCTAGTAATAATTATTTGAATGTAGGTACGAAAGTGTATCCTCTGAGCCAATCATCAATATCTGCTGCATGGATACGACGAACATTAGAATTAGGGAGCTTACTTGCTCTAAGCTCCCCACTGTTGATTGCTGCATAGATTCTGTTTGGACTCACGTGTGCATAAGATGCTGCAGCGCGTGCGCTCATCCAAGGAGACTCAACTGTGGTTCTCATTTAAGACACCACCGTATCTACGATATAGCCCATATGTGTTTTCACTCCTACGATATCGCCAATAGGTGTTTTTATTCCGCACCATGGACAATACTGCCAATTTTGTTCAAGATTCCAGTACTTTCTGCAGTTAGGACACGCTTCACCATCTTCTATTGCGCCATTGAGAATGTCTTCATTTAACTGTTTAACCTTTGCTTCAAGTATCTCTTCGGCTTTAAAGTACTGTTTCTTGAGCGTGCCTTTTTTGTCGTAGCAGTGCTCTGAGAACGCATATGTTGGTTCACCATCGAAAAACATATCATCAACCGTAACATCAGGTTCATCTTCATCATCAAGAACAATCTGGCCTTTTGACATGTGGAACTTCACGGGCCAACAATCATCAAAGGTAATATAGGGCTTACCGCTCTCCTCAATTCTCTGTTTGCGCTCTTCTTCATACTCTGTGTAATACTGTGAACTCTGTTTACTCATAGTCTTTTCCTTTCTCTTCGAGTGCTCACATACTTGCGCTCTCGCAAGAACGCAAGCTGTAAGTACTTATCGAGCTAAGACGTAGCAGATGTTGTAAACCATCTGTGTGCTGTTAGAAGCACTTGTTATTGCTTCTTCCAAAGCACAAGAGCGAGTGTGTGTCTCTTCTACTATGTCCTCACAATCGACCCAAGCGGGAACGTAGTCATACGTTGTAAGGTCTCTTTTTGGCTCAACATCAACTCTGCTCTGACGTGCAAAAGCGATAACACCCATTAAAAACATGACAAAAATCGAAAATACTAACATGATAATTCCTTTCTCTTCTCTTCCCAATAATCATGTTTCAAATCAAAATATTCAGTTTTCAAGGTTCAAAGTCTAGGTTTACTCGGTCCAGTGTCCCTATGCTCGATGACACAGCATGTCACCGAGCTAGAGATACTAGTGATTAATCAGCATCGATAATGCTATAAATGATGTTGAAAGCAATATTACTGTTAGAATCGTGATAAGCATCAATTAAGTCATCAGCAAAAATGGTAATGCGCGAAGTCACCATAGCATTAAGGTCATAGCACCATTCGCAAGTATCATAACCGTTGATGAATGGTGGATTGTACTTATCTACGCAATCATATTTGCAGTAGAGCTTGAACAGATTGTCTTCAAAATCATCATCACGAGGGTCAAGCTGATAGAAAGAAGTTATGTACTCAGTGAGCCATTCATCATGATTATTAAGATAATCAACAACTTTCTGAGTAGTGATACAGTGCTCAACGATGTATACCCAATAGTCGATTACTGCACCATAGAGTCTGTCGTATAGACCAGTGCACTCGTGTCTATCAATCTGCTCGAATCTGAGATAGTCATAGAGTCCGAGGGGATTATTCCATGTTGCTGCAGAGTCTGTTACAGCGTTGACAATCTCATCGACTGCACTGAACTCATCTTCAGAAAACGCATAAAACGACGTACCTTGTGCACCATCAAGCACAAGTGACACAAGCTCACACTGGTAATCTCTGAGTGATATGTCATTACGATAAATCTCATCTTTCATCTCAGGATGTGCTTCAAAATAAGCATCCATCTCAGCAACGATAGATTTAATGTCCTCGATTGTGACGTTCTTCTTTGTGCTCTCGTTCTTCTTAGTAGTCATGATAATTCCTCCTAAAATTCCCTAATTGATTTCATGACTGATACTAAATGATTGCATTTAGTATCATTTAATATATTTATAGTATACCACAAATATTTATTTGTAAACATTCATTGTTGATTTATGAACAATTATGAGTTACAATGCGCAAAAATGACCCATGAGCTGGGGAAGTCGTTTTTGTAATTGTGGAGGTTTTGTGGAGATTGTGAATTTATGGATGAAAAAACTTGGTTGATGGGGGTTGGAAAACGAATCCGCGACGTTAGAAAAAGGACTGGGCAGACCCAGGCTGAGTTAGCTGAGAGGGTCGGTATAGGTCTCAGCGCTATGGTCGCAATAGAGCTAGGAAGGAGGCCAATGAAGATAACAACTCTAGCCAAAATCAGTGACGCTCTAGAAATGGATGTGAACGATATTTTGGGTAGAGAGCCACAATCATTTGTAGATGAAAGAGGGTATGTGTACGTAACGCAAAAGAATTTTATAGGGAAAACAGCGGATTAGAAAAAGGAAAAGCGCAGACCGTCGCCAAACAGAGCTGCGCCTTCCCAAACATCAGATATCCTCACGAAAAGGAGGACACCACATGTCTAATTTTAGACGTGCGAAAGGTCACGGTCAAATTACAGAGATTGACCCTGGAAAGAAATACCGTATACGTGTAGGATGCGGATTTAAAGCAGACGGTAAGCCACGACAAAAATCAGAAACCGTTTACGGTTCCAGAGCACGTGCAGAAGTGAGGGCTGAAGAGCTTTATCAAGAGCTTAAAGATAACATCACTGAAAACAGCGGCTACACTTTAGAGCAGTACTACCAGAATGTTGTTATTCCAAGCCGTGAGAGCACAACAAAAGCCAATCAGAAAGCACTGCGCACAGCATGGCTGCACGTGCCTGATGCATGGAAAAGAGCAGAACTACACGAACCCTCACAAACAGAACTCCAAGCGTGGGTTGACACCATGACTGCACCCACAGCAAGAAGTGCTGTTAAATACTTGAGGTCAATACTTAGGCAAGCTTATGGTGATGGTCTTTTAGCACGTGTACCAATGACAGAGCATCTTAGGTATAGGCGTGAATCTGCAACAAAAGATTCTGTTGTGTGGGATGAAGAAGAAGCGGCTCTTGTTCTTCTTACAGTTCGTGGTATCAATGTTGAGCCTTACATTCTTGTTGCGCTTGGAGCAGGGCTGCGGCGTGAGGAAGCTATGGCTCTTACGTGGGAGGATATTGAGCACGTGGGAGATGTGGCGTGGATAACGATAAGCAAAACCCTTACTGAAGCGGACGGATTGACAGACAAGACTAAAACAGAAACATCAGCAAGGCGTGTACCTGTTGTTGGTTATGTTGCAGCACGTCTAAAAGAGATACACGGCACAGGTCATCTTATGACGGGTAAAAAAGGGGCGTTATCTATTGGCGGTCTTATGAGACGGTGGCGTAACTTGTGGCGTGCTGGTGGGAGAGTGAGAAGGAACGTTGTACGTCCTGATGGTGTTCTGTTTGCTGCAGGAGTAACACGAATACCGCCTAACAGATTACGGCACACTCACAACAGCTTAATGTCTGAAGCTGGTGTAGACCCTATCACGAGCGACATGTATCACGGTCACGCTCCTACGAGTATTGAAGCAAAACACTATATCAAGAGGAATGACCAAAGGCTTCTCTCTGCTGCTCGTGCTTGTGCTGAGCGTCTTGATGCATGGATTCAGTACGTGGATGCTGGTTTGGTGCATTAAATTGTGCATTATGAGGTGCATTATCAGGTGCATTATGACCAATATCGATTGGTGCAGTAGAGTGTTTTGTATTAGTGTAGTAGTATAAAAGAGCTGGTAAACACGCTGGTACAGTAACACGGGCGATTGGCGCAGTGGTGGCGCAGGTGCCTTACAAGCACAAGGTCACTGGTTCGAACCCAGTATCGCCCACCAGAAAAGACCAGGTCACGGCTTAGGTCGTGGCCTTTTTTTGTTTCGTATGTTATGTGAAATATCGACTGGTGCATTATGTTGGTGCATTATCTGACCCTGCTGTAAAATGTAGGTATCTTTAAAAGCACGAGCTTTGGGGGTAATGCATGAGTGATAACAGTAACGATTACGTATTCTCCGATACTGCAGAGATGGCGTTCCCAATACCTGGTGGTGACACACTATCAGTAAAGGTGTTGCACAACGTAGATAAAGAATTCTATGAAGGCTATACAGGAATGGAGATTAGGTTCTCAACAGTACCAGGCAGGCTCGATTTCGAGGGTTCAGATTGTCTACCAGAAGATATGATTGAGCAAGCAGCGGAATACTTTGATGAGTGTGCAAAAAAGCTGCGTGAGAATAAAGAAGAACTTGCACAAGCCTGTTATCGATTCACAGAGCAAGCACGTGAAGATTTAGGCGATAAATACGAGTGGTGGTACTAGTACTTAGGAGCTGATTACTGTGGCAATACCTGAATACAATGATGGTTGGACTACTATCAAATACGGAGACGATAGCAGTATAACGCTCAGATACCTCATTGAAGAATACGAGTACAGGAGGGGCAAGCGTAAGCGCATAAACATAAAGCTCTTTGATGGAGATACGCTAATCCTGGATGAGTGTGTGGAGAACCTAGACGGTAAAACACCTGATAAAGCAATGTTGAGTATGGGTATTGCTTACTGCGGTTACAGGCTACAACGCACATATGAAGACAGATTGAACAATCTGAAACATCTCTTCTACTTGAGTGAGAACGACATTGAAGAAGATGACTCAATATATGACCACGAAGACGAGATTCAAGATATAGATATGTGGCAGAGCTATTACGAGATGATGGCACAGAATAGGAAATAGTTACTGCTCAACTATCGATAAAAAAAGCCAGTGCCTTTTTACAGCACTGGCTTTTTTACTATATCAGTAAAAGACTAGTTGCACTGGTCATGTGTAAACGTAAAATCGACCTTCTTACTAGACCAGAAATCAGGTGAAATCGAGATATCAAACTTATTGAAATCAGTGGGAACCTGGTAGCAAATCACACCACCAAGACGCTTGCCAGCGGCAACCTTCTTATCGAGTTGGTCATAACCATCCCACTCAGGGCACTGGTAACCGATAAGGTCTTGGTTCAAAGCGTAATCATCAACATATGCTTCAATGTTGGCAAGAGAGGACACACTGATATCCTTATTCGAGTTGTTAGCAATCTCCACTATGCAACCGAGGAACACCTTACCGTCGTCAGGTTTGATAAACTGACCGTCACCCTGTGAGATGAGAGCGTTCTTAAGTGTGATTTGCACACCATTGAAATCAGCAGTCTCACCAACAGTAAACGTAGTTTTCTCCTCAGCCTTCTTCTTCGCTTCCTCTTCTGCCTTCTTCTTTTCCTCTTCTGCCTTCTTCTTTTCCTCTTCTGCCTTCTTAGCTTCCTCAGCCTTCTTGGCTTCTTCATCATTGGAAGCGGCTTGTGTTGTTGCTTCGGTGATGCTGCTGTCGGCGTTCTCAACCTTCTTCGGATTCTTGGAGCCACCACCACCGACAATGCCAATGACAACAAGCACAGCAACAACAATAAGGATTATCTTGAGTTTTCCACCTTTTTGTTTTGCTCCACAGTTTGGACAAACCTTTGCTGAATTAGCAATCTCTTGTCCACACGTGCTGCATTTATGCATCTTACTCTTAGCCAAAGAAACCACCTCACTAACACGAGGACGTTACGACACCTGAAAGTATAGTAACGTTTTGATGAGTGTTATGCGTGGTTTCGACTAGCGAGACACAAAGGCGTTTAAGCGTTTGTGATGGAGCGATACACCACCAAAGAAAAACATGAAGATGATTTTGTTTGGTGCTAGATGAGAAACATTAGACAATACAGCGTATTGAGTCTCTAATGTTTCTAATCGTGCTTTCCTATCTAAGCGGGTTAAGGGGTGGTGATTGAACCCCTTACACAATACTTTTGATGTGTAGCTTGCGAAATGTCAAAAGTAATATTGTGCTATATATGTCTTGACAATAATAAAATATTAAAAAATGGGTATATATATCTTTGATAATACATATTATTTAGTAGAAAGAAGGTATATATGCAAGAAAGAAAATACAAGCTCAGTCTAAGCGTTTCAAATGGAGACGTATCAGAACAGCACACAAGAAGAGTCTATTGTCCTTCAAGTGCAGAGCCAACATTGATGGGTCAAAACATTCATGTCATAGATGACATTAACTCTGACAAGTCACTTGTCACATATCAAGAGCAGTTTGACCAGTTCTTTTATGACAGCATAGAGGAATACAACCAGAAGCAAAGAAGAAAAGACCGTAAGAAGTCACACTCATACTATGAGGAATTACTAAGCAACGGCAAGAGAAAAGAGCAGCCTGTATACAGCACAGTAATCCAACTTGGCAACAGGGATACATGTGGCATAACTGATACTACTTTTGACGATAGATACTGGCACGAGCTGAAAAAGACAAATCCAGAAGCAGCATCAGAGTATGTAGCAGAACATCTGGACACAAGACCAATCCACGACAGAACAAGATTAGTGTTATCAGAAATAGCTGAACACTTTGAAGAGTGGTATCCACAACTTCACGTAGTCGCAGCTGTCATACATAGTGACGAACCTGGAGGAACAGACCACTTGACAGTGGACTGGATACCTTGGAGCGACGATTACAAAACAGGGTTAAAGAAGCGTTGTTCACAGAGCAAAGCACTGAAACAGATGGGTTTTGAAGGTCGTGGTTTCGCGTATCCAATCAAAGAGTGGCAAGCAGATATTAAACAGCACATTGAGGAAGTTATGACTCATTATGGTATAGAGCGTGAGTTAGTCGGTGACAAATCAGCACATGAAGATGTAGCGACATACAGGATGAGAATGGAACGAGAAGAAGAAGCGACAAAACTCAAAGAGATAAAGAGAAGACAGGAAGTGGCAAGAATAGTGGAAGAAGACCAGAAGCAGCGTATTGAGGACTTAGAAAAAGAGATAGAGAAGAATGAAGCACGTGCTGAAAGAGCAGAAGAGAGAGCAGAAAAAGCAGAGTACAGATTAGAGTTAGCACGTGAAGACTTACAGGACTTACGTGACGATATTCAAGACCTACAACGCATACAGAAAGTGTTGGACGAAGACAACGAAAAGAAAAAGAAAGAAGCTGCTTCTTGGGAGAAGCGTATTGAAGAGCTACAGAAGCGTTTTGAAGAGTTAAAAGAACAGGTGAAAGAATATGAAGCACGTTTAGGAAAGCTTGCAAAAGCAATTGTACAGATGAGTTGGGTTCCCGAGCTGTACCAACATCCAATCAAGAGTTTCCTCAATTGGCTGAACCATAAAATCAATACCGCTGGTGGAGATGCAGAGCCAAACGAGATTATCGCTCATGAGGTTTTGACTCACACACAGGAAGACTTTTACAGAGAGTGTGGTCAAGATGTACAGCGTGAGTTGAGGAAGTACATTAAAGAGCATCCTGAACTAGCTACAAACAAAGAGATTAAAGCAGCACAGAACTCACCAGAAACAACCAGAGATACTTCTTTTATAAAATCTGGTTCATCAATGTATATAATGCAATAGTTTGTGGAATAATAAAGCGACCCGCGAGGGTCGCTTTTTATATTAGGTTTTATTTTTTTGACTAGAGCAAACAAGACTTTCTCAAGTATGGTTCTGATTTTCGTAATCCTCTCTGTCTTGCTCTGCACACGCCAGATTGTGACATTCCTCTTTCATAAGATATGGATTCATCAGTTTTACCATCAATGTAGTAATCCCAAAGGATTGCTATTGCAGTCACATCTGCATCAGATGACTCAAGCATTGTCTCAAGTACTTCTCCAGCTTCTGCTACATAAGTCATAGCAAGCTCAGATGCACTGTAAGCAGCAACACTCGCCTTCTGCAGACGTTGTATTGCATCAGACATTGCGTCAATGTACACAGCGCCATTCTTCTGTCTTCCAATTATGGGACGTTCATAACGCATACCACGTGCATCACCAGCGTGCTTCTTCAATTCCTCAGCTCTCGTATTGAGTTCATCAGCACGAACACGAGATTGTCTTACACCTTCAAAATACTCCTTACTAGTCATGATTACTCACCGTCCTTAGATGAGTCACCAATGCCCATAGCATCTAATGTGTCAGATAGCTCATCAATGTGGGTCAAGCCCTTGTCTCTTACATCCTCAGAGATAAGACCATGCTCAAACATGTGCGTAATAGTCTTAGCATCAGCATGTGTCGCAAAATCTTCTACAGTCTCACGCAATCCTTCAGGAGCTTGATTAAAGGTGCTCAGACCAATGGAGAGAATGAAAGCATCATATTCCTGCTTTGAGGTAACACCAGCACTGGTAGGGATGATATTGAGCTTGTTCTTACCAGAAAGCACACTCTTAGCTTTAAAGCGCGACCAACCTTTTTTGGTAAGTTCTCTACCAAAACTGTTAGCAGAAAGCGCACCTTTGCTTCCTGTTCCCTCACCAGTGTGCCAAGCGAGATAAGCACCATAAGCAATGTCTGATTCAGAAGTGAATCCAACAGCAACAACATTTGCATCACGAGGGATATCTTTAAGAAGACCATCTCTTTCATCGAAAATCGATGCTTTATGAATGTTAAGAAGCTGGTAATGTTTCTTAGCTTCATCATCAGTCCATGCTCTTGGATAGACTATTGCAAATTGCTTATACTTATCGCCAAAAGGCACCAAATGAGGTGTGTCCCACGCAGCACCAAGCAGAGGGTAATTCTCAAGGAATGCAGCAACAGTATCAACTGCATCAAGAGCTTCAAGAGCAAGAGCGTCATCTTCTGGGACCGGTGTGTAATGATGATTTACGAGGAGTCTCCTGCAACCTTCGAGTATGAGGTTGAACATGTAAGACTTATATTCTGGATGTTTGTTTTCTTTATCTTCAAATTTATTTTTCCAGGTGGAATCGTGTGTACTAGTCTTTATATCTCCTGTATCAAACACGTGCTTCCATCTGATAAAAAGCATACGTCTACGAAGATTGCCGCTTGAAGCTTCTGTTTGAGGAAACTTCGGCAAGTGGTTTGTACAGAAGATGCATGCCTGACCACGTACAGGCACACGTTTGTTCTCGTACTTGAGTTCACCATCAATTGTCCCACCTGTAACCAATGTTTTTACTATCTGACAACTCTCAGAATCAAAAACAGCATCAGAAGTCTCATCAGAATACGCAAAACGTTTGCCTGCGAGAGAGCCGATGGTGAAAGGATTTTTAAGGTGGCGGTAAACGACGTTTCTTGTAGCAGATGAACCAAAGAGAGCATCACGCATGTGCTGCGGCATAGACTTACCACAACCAGCAGGACCATAATTGATAATCCAGTGTTTGAAATCGACAGGTCCAATAAGACCGCTTGAGAAGTTAGCTTCAATCATTCGCCACAATCTGTTGATATCTCCACCTGCCCACGTATACAATGCATCGTAGACGAAATCGTTATGAGTAATAGATGGGTCATATGTAACGTTAAGCACATCACCTTGAACAATGTGATGTTCAGGGCTGACCATGCCTATCACACGTACCGCATCTTCAGGTTTTGTAGCAAAAATATCTGTCTTAAAAACCGTACCATCTTTGGTAGTGAAGACGTCCATTGAGGATTCATACTTACGGTCTGGATAGTCAAGAAGTCTAGCTGTTAGAACATCAAGTACATCTTCTGCTTCTCGTCTGGTTACATCCTCATAGAAGTGCATCAAGGTATGTCGCATACCGTGCACGCGTTGGAAGTACATATTTGTGTTGCGCGGGTCACCAATCGGGAAATCTAACCAGGATGGGATACCGTCAATCTCACAAGCATTGTGATAAGCAATAAGGAAGTCAACCATACCAGCAACTTTGATACCGATTACTTCCTCACCTGACTTGTCATACTTCAGCACACGTGAGTTAAAAGTGCCACCTTGAATCTTATTACGCCAGAATTCTTGTCTCCATACATCACCAGTATCTGTCTCAATGTAGATAAGTGGTACCTCATCACCATTACGGATTTGACGAGTTGCAAACTCGTATTTTGGCTTGCCTGGTGCACGAACGGTATCCGCAGCATTGATTTGTTGACGTAGAGCCATGACCTCAAGCTCTTCATCAGTTGGAGCATCTTCCGTGATTTCCGTGGTTGTTAATAGATTGTCTTTTTCTTTTGCCATGATTACTACCCCCTAGCGAACGAAACGAGCAAAAGTTCGGAGGGGGTGTACTGGTCTTACTGATGCCAGTACCCTGGACCATACCCTCTCTTACGGTCCGACCCTGGTATTTAGCATTTAGCCCCAGGTGGCGCAGATACCCTTTGGGATTAATATTATTATACCACATTTTATATTCTTGTAAACACTCAATGTTATTAACCGCCGCAGCACGCAAAGGAAATGGGTGGATTCCCCGTTTCCCGTTTCTCGATTAAAAAAAATCGAGAAACAAAATCGAGAAACGATAAAACACGAGGTAAACACACAAAAAAGTGTATATATTTCTCGTTTCTTGATTATCTTTAAAAAATAAAGTAAATATAATAAGTATAAATATAAGAAATATAATAGTATCTCAAAAATAATCGAGAAACGAGAAATGGAAGCCTTTTGCATTGCTTGACGTGCTGTTTCTCGATTCTTGATAGTTTTTGAGAAATCGAGAATCGAGAAAAATCGAGAAACGGGTATGCATCCACTGCTTCTTGTGCTGGGGCGGCGAAAAACACGAGCTGAACTGGGAAAAGAGTGGTTTGTGTGTAATTGTGTGGTTTTCGTGGAGATAATACACAAACACTTTACATCATTATTCCTGCTCATACGTGCAGTCATACTGAGTCATAGTCGTGCATTATCACTCATACATGATGTGGGTATAATGGTATTAGTGGATTTTGAGCAGTCCACTATACCCCCTACGGGTGCAGCGGTTGAGCGATTGTTTCTTTTTGGCGCATAAAGACTGCCTTCCCTAGAGCGAGCGCATCAACCTTACACGATGACAGATAAAGACCTAATACACATAGTTTTCCTCCTTTTCCTTTGTACTATGTAACTGACTTTTGAATGTTTACGCTCCCGCTGCACCTGAATAATTTGTTGATATAAGCACAGTGGTCTTCCCTCTCGTCCTTCCAACCATGTGCTTTTGTCATATGAGCCGTCCATTTCGGGCGGCTCTTCTTTTTTTCTTGAAGGATGAGATATTGAAGGAAGGACTGATGCTTATGCTTACGGTGAAGCATGATTTGAGAAGTGACCCGTTATGCAAGGACGGAGTCACTATTAGACATATTGCAGATACACATCTTGGGTCTCCACAATGTGATGAGGACTATGTACGTGCTCTTGTTGATGAGAACATCAAGAATCATTGGTACACATTTCTTGGTGGTGATTTGCTTGATGTTGGTCTTAAAGACTCAAAAAGCGATGTGTATACACAGACTGGTACTGTTGGTTATTGGCTTGATAAGGCTGTTGAGATATTCAGACCTCTAGTTGAGAACGGTCTTGTGTTAGGTGTTGTCTCTGGAAATCATGAGCAAAGGCTTATGCGTTCTGCGGGTTTTGATATTACACATGAAATATGTGAGCGTCTTGAAATAGGTCATCTTTACTCGCCTTATGTTGTGCTTGCGATGATAAGTGTTGGTACTCAGAACAGTAGGCGCTCAAGAAATGGTCAACAGACTCCATACGGTTATAGCTATGTAATAAGGCTTGCTCACGGTCACGGTGGCGGTTCTACTGCCGGTGGTCGTGCTCTTGCTCTTGATAAAGCTGCGTTGTCTATTGATGCAGATTTATATCTTCAAGGCCATACACATCACAGCTCTATTCAGACTAACTCAATTTACCGTTTCAATAGACCTACGTTATCTCTTAAACAAGTTGACCGTGTAATGGTCTGTTGCGGTTCGTGTTTGGATAGTGATTCTAGCTACGCTGAAGGAATGAACCTATCACCGTCTGATAAGCGTTATCCTCGCGTGCTTTTACACGCTGATAAGCAATACATCTCATATACAGGGTGATGCGCATGGGTATGTTTCTTGGAATTGTGATTGTGATTTTGACTGTTCTTATAGGTATTTTTGGCAATTGGAAGGATTGAGAAGATGAAGAGACTACACAAGATTTTAGACAGGATACACGTCTGGTTATCAATGGGAATATAGGTGTTTATGAAAGGATGAGAGATTATGAGAGTACCAGTTTGTGGGACATTACCTGTTCCTGAGATTCACTTGTATCACGATGATGGTGTTACACGTGAGTTTTTAGAGTCAAAAGGATTTGTAGATGTTGAGTTTCATCCTGGTGGGGGTGAAACTTTTTTCTTAGAAGATGATGAAGGTAACTACTACATTGTGGTTGTGCTTCGTAGTAAGCCTGATGCGCCTGTTATTGGTGATTTAGCTTTGCTAGCGCATGAGTGTTGGCACGTTACACGTGCTATCCTGGATTTCATCGGTGAAGATGAACCAGGTGAGGAAACTGAAGCATACATACTGCAGTCTGTATATGAGCAGATGTGTTACGTGCATCTTCAATGGCGTGATTTGATGAATTCTGGTTCTGATATTGAGGTTGATTAGTTTTTCAAAGTTTGAAAACGTGAGCGTGAGGGAGTTATTGGTCCCGTGAGCATGTTTTTGAATGTTGGAAAACTACGGGTTTTAAGGAAGTGATGAGAATGACTTATCCAGATTATTTGATTGTTCCACGTGGTGACGGTACTTACATTGCTACGCCTATGACAAAAGCTCCTGCGGAGCAGTTTAAAAAGGCTACTGATAGAGATGTAACACCGATTCCTACACGTGCCAAAGTCTCTTATAAGCGTGAGGAAAGACCATCTCCAACGGTTGTTAAACCTACATGGGAGATGCTTAAAGCACGTGCTAAAGAGATTAATGCTGAGAAAGAATCTGAGGATTCTGACGATTTGAAGTTCTAAAAAAGACGGGAGCCGTCCTTTCGGGCGGCTCCTTTTTGTTACGGCATTTCCTTGCCGTCTGTTACACGTGCAAGGATTGCAAGCGCCTTTTTACCTTCGTCTGTTTCTGCTACAGGCTGAAGGTAGGCGTTGATGAGGTTTTTGGTGGTCCTCTGCTCTGGTATGGATTCCCAATACCAACTGGGGAAGTCTGATTTGGTTGCACTGGTTGCATAGTAGCCACAAAGTTCATCACCGAGAGCAATTGCTTCTGCTTCTGGAAGTTGGTTGGCTTTCCTGAAGAAGAAGAACTCAGGCGTGCTCATGCGGGTGTATGGGTCAATCCACATATAGCTATTTGGTGGGATGATTCCCGTATAGATGAGTGCTCCTGTTACTTGCATTCCTGCTTGTTCTGCTCCTGCAGTAAAGATTTCTGCTTCGGTTTCAGATGTAGCGAGGATTTGCACGGTTGAAGGCATTGTAGTCATGATGACTCCTTTCTTGTTTGTGTCTTTGACCTTCATTTGTTTTTCCGTGCATGAATCAAGGATTGATTTATGCGTTTGTTTTTAAGAGGAGGTGTTGAGCCTATGGGTAGACCTAGAAAGATACGCTCTGTGCGTGCTTTGTCTGAAGCTTGGGAAGCTTTTAAGCTGGAATGTGACAACAACACTAGGACTGTTGTTAAGCACGTTGAGTTTGAGAATGCTGATGAATCTAACAGCTCTACTTCTACTACTGAGATAAGCGCTCCACTTTCATACACGATTGTTGGTTTTTGTTGCTACATAGGCATTGCTAAGTCTGCTTGGTATGACACATACGAGCAAGACCCGCGCTATTCGGACATTGTGGCGCGTATTCACGCTGAGTGTGAAGCGGATGTACGTAGCAAGTTTGAGACTGGTGTTTTGAATACTCGACTTGCTCCGCTTTGGATGAGCAAATACGGTTACGGCTCAAAAATCGAGACGAGTAATGAGCATAAGGCTGATAACAATCTATTGGACGCTATCAAGGGTTCTCTTGATGCTTTGGAGGGGGATTTAGATGAGTGAGCGTAATGTGAAAGAGCACTTTTACAAGACACGGTTCACGTTTTACGGACCGGTCTTACTTTTTGAATATGCTCTTGATACTGAGGGTCGGCATGCTGGAACAACGTTTTTCCTGCGTGATGGTTCTGATGATGCTTTTGTTTCTGTGCTCTGTAATAGCAAAGATGCGCATGGTCATTGGCGTGCTGATTACTCGATGACTAACATACAAGTAAAAGCAGGTTGTGTATCAGAGTTTGTTTCGTCATGCAAAGAGTTCTGTGATTGTTATTTTGACAATAAGAACCTGTTTGATAATGATGAAGCGATGCTTGCGGCTAGTGTGATTGAGCCTTGTCATGAACACTGAAGCCTTGTTGAGCATTATTGAGACTGTTGTTGTCTCTGTGCTTGATGGTGAGGATTTACCTGTATATGGTGCTCGTGTTTATGGTGCGATGATTAAGTTCTTGTCTCGGTTTTACTCGTTCCTGGTTCTGTCTGAACGTCACTTGGATGCTTTCTGTGCTGGTGTGATGTTGGATATTGTTAATGATGCTGTGTATAAGAAGTGCAGGTACGTGTATCCACGAGAGAAGAAACTGATACGACGATTTTTAGAAAATGATTTTAGGGATTTAGCCACTCAGATGAGTGGCTTTTTTAATGGGAAGGATTGAGAAAATGATTGCTTGTAATATTGAGCGTGATGCTGCTACACATTTACCTACAACTATTACTGTGCTGGATGATGGTTCTGACAAGTTAACTGAGGAATCATTGAGCCGTACTGATTGGGTTTTTATACCTGCTTGGCAAGCATATGGCGATGGTAGAACGTCTACTGAGCTTATTGAGTTTGAAGTGTTGTCTCATGAGCGTGTTCAGTTTGATATTCATCCAGCGGTTAAGTTCACACTTGGTGAAATGATTGTTGGTGATGACTAATGACTGATGAAGAATTTGAAGCTATGTATGACACTGAGGTTATATGTGAGTTTGACGGTATGAGTGATGAATCTGACTGTTGTTATGCTGGTGATTTAGCCATCTGTACACACTGCGAGTATTGGGACTTTGATAACTCACGATGTAAGCCGTGATGCAGATGTGTGACAAAATTGTTGAGAGTGAGTACTTTACAGACAATGCGTACAGTCTTATTGATGCTCTGCGCGATGAGTATTACTTGCGTTTTACTACGGTTAATACTGACCCTCGTTGCTACAAAAAAGCTACCGTACATGTGGCTCTTAGCAAGCGTAAACATTGGTGTTTTATAGAGTGTTTGTTTGCCCATAAGCCCTGTGATGATATTGGCGGCATGTGGTTGTGTGACGTATTTTCTACTGCTTGCGTTTCTAAGTGTCGTGATTCTATCCCTGACGCGATTTTATCTGCTGTGAGTGCTGCACGGTGTTTTGTAAAAGATGAGGTGCATAATGCAGTATTCACGATTTAGCAAAAAACAACTCTTATCAATGCTGTGGTGGCAAGTTCCAAAGTACGTTGATAAAGATGCGCTAATAGCTGATGGTTCAGTAAGAAGCGGTAAGACTCTGAGCATGTCCATTGGTTTTATATCGTGGGCATGCTCTTGTTTTAACAATATGAGCTTCGCTATCTGCGGTAAAACGATTGAGTCACTACGTCGTAACGTGATTCTGCATCTTAGAGAGTGGTTACCAGATGAGTTTGAACTGCAAGAGAAACGTTTAGAGAACGTCGTCATAGTCACATACGCTGGACACACTAACAGGTTTCATATGTTTGGTGGACGTGATGAGTCTTCTTACATGCTGATTCAAGGTATGACTCTTGCTGGTGTGCTTTTTGATGAGGTTGCTCTACAACCACGAAGCTTTGTTGAACAGGCTATGGCACGTTGTTCTGTTGATGGTTCTAAATTCTGGTTCAACTGTAACCCCGCTTCACCCGAGCATTGGTTCTATAAAGAGTGGGTTCTACAGTGTGAGCAGAAGAATGCGCTACATTTGCACTTTACGATGGACGATAACCTGAGCCTAAGTGACAAGATAAGAGCACGCTATGAGAACATGTACTCTGGCGTGTTCTATGACCGTTACATTCGTGGCTTGTGGGTTCTTGCAGAAGGTCTTGTTTATCCTCTTGCTCCTACTGGTGCATATGATGCAAAACCACCAACAGCGTGCGACCGTTATTTTGTAGCGATGGATTACGGTATACAGAATGCAACAGCAATGCTTTTATTCGGGCGTGCTGATGGTGTCTGGTACGTAGTTGATGAGTATTATCACTCAGGACGTGAGACACAAGACCAGAAGACTGATGAAGAGTATTACGAAGCTCTTTGTGCTCTTGTCGGTGATAAGGCGATTGAGTGTGTGATTGTTGACCCTTCTGCTTCCAGCTTTATTGCGTTAGTGCGTAAGAAGCACAAGTACAGTGTGAGAAAAGCAAAGAACGACGTTCTTAAAGGTATTCAGGACACTGCAACAGCTTTAACAGAAGGATATGTGAAAGTCTGTTCTTCACGTGCTCCAAACACTGTTAGAGAGTTTGGCTTATACATTTGGAGCGATAAGCCGAGTGATAAAGACAAGGTAATAAAAGAGAATGACCACGCTATGGACGCTTTGCGTTACGGCGTTGAAACTATGGGGCTTTATGAACAAAAGCCTGACTACGTGCCTTTGACTGCACGTAGAGGATTACGACCACTTAATGGAGGTGGTTTATTTTGATGTACACATACAACGACCTGGTAAAAGTCGGTGAAGATGAGCAAGAGCGTATGGAGTTCATTAAGAACGCTGTTAAAGCTCACAAGAACACGACTTTTTACCAGATTGCTAAAGACGCTGAACAGTATGACCGCAGACGTAATGTAACCATTAATCACTACGTCAGAATTCTGTACGATTTGGCGGGTAATGCTTATGCTGACCCTTGGCGTGCTAATCATAAGTTGGCTTCTGGTTTCTTCCAGCGTTTTGTGAACCAACAGAACCAGTACTTGTTAGGTAACGGTGTTGTGTTCAGTAACGAAGCGACTAAAGACAAGCTCGGTGAGGACTTTGACCAAGACCTTATGGAGTGCGGACATGCTGCAATTGTCGGCGGTGTTGCTTTTGGTTTCTGGAACCATGACCATATGGACGTGTTCAGAGTTACAGAGTTTGTTCCTCTCTATGACGAGGAATCTGGTGCTCTTGCTGCAGGTATTCGCTTCTGGCGTGTATCAGATGAGAAGCCACGGCGTTATGTCTTGTATGAAGTAGATGGCTATACAGACTATGTAAGACCACAGGACGGAGAGATGCAGGTATTGCATGAGAAACGTCCTTACGTGCTCCATGTTGCTACTAGTGAAATCGATGGCACGACTATCTACGATGGAGAAAACTACGAGTCATTCCCTATTGTTCCACTCTGGGCTAACCAATATAAACAGTCTGAGCTTGTAGGTATACGTGAGGATATTGACTGTTACGACCTTATCAAGAGCGGTTTTGCTAATGACATTGACCAGGCTGCGCTCATCTACTGGTTAATACAGGGTGCTGGTGGTATGTCTGATATGGACCTAGCACAGTTTATGGACCGGTTGAAAACAGTGGGAGCAGCGGTTGTTGGTGAAGACCAAAAAGTGGAAGCTCATACACAAGATGTTCCATTTGAAGCACGTGAAGCGTATCTCTCACGTCTTGAATCTGATATGTACAAGGATTACCAGGCTCTTGATGTAAGTACTCTTGCTGGTGGTCAAAAAACGGCTACTGAGATTGAAGCAGCTTACGAGCCTATGGAACGTAAGAGTAAGCTCTTTGAGAACTGCGTAAGGTTATTCTTGCGTGATATCTTGCGCCTTGCTGGTGTTGATGATGAGTTTACGTTCAAGCGTGAGCAGATTGCGAACCAAACCGAGGAAACTCAGACTGTGCTTCTTGCTGCTCCTTTGATTGGTGATGAAGCAGCGATTAGACATATTCCATGGCTTACACCTGATGAGATTGATGAGATTCTTTCTGAGCGTGATGCTACAGGTTTTGAGATGACTCATGAAGATGATACGGGTGATGGTGATGAGTAATGTCTGTAAAGAAGATTGCGAGACGTGCTGCAAAGCGTAAGTCTAAGCAAAAAGAGACAAAAGTTGAGCGTAAGGTTTCACGTCTTGAAGCACGTGTTGTGTCACAAATTGAGTCTACTTTTTCTGACGCAGAGAAGGATTTACAAGAGCTTGCTGATGCATATAAAGCAGCATGGGAGACACAAGAGAGAAGGATGCAAGTTCTTCTCAATTGGGGTCAAATCACTGAAGCACAGTATGAGCAGTTTTTGTTTGACACGATTTATAAGAGTGAGGAATATCAGCGTTTAGCTGCTCTAGCAAAACAGTATGTGTCTAATGCTGGTATTGCTGCAGCGGATTTTGTTAATGATAATCTTCCCTGGTTTTTCTCACAGGAAGCTAATTACACGGCTTATCTGATTGAAGGAACTACTAAGGGTATTGTCTCTTTCGCTTTATTAGATGAGCAAGCTGTAAGACGGCTTGCGTTGCGTAGACCTAGACTTTTACCAGAACTGAAGCACAACAGCGCTAAATCTGATAAGTGGGTTGAGCAAAGACTGAGACAAGAGCTTGTAGCGGGTATTGTTCGCGGTGAGGATGTTGACAAGATTGCTGACCGTTTCTCACACGTGACTCATATGCCTAAAGCTGCAAGCGTGACTAATGCACGTACTGCAATAACAGGAGCACGTAACGGCGGTAGACAAGAAACATTAGATAGAGCAGAGGTAGCAGGCTTGCTTGTTGAGAAGCAATGGCAAGCAACGTTGGACTATCGCACACGTGATTCACATCAGCACTTGGACGGTGAGAGAGTAAGCGTAGACAGCAGGTTTTCTAATGGTCTTATGTTTCCTGGTGATGCTTACGGTCCACCTGAAGAGTTGTACAACTGCAGATGTGCTTTACGTCCAATTGTGAACGGTAATGACCCATCAAAAAGAATCGATAATACCACGGGTGACGTGATTAACTACATGACTTATGACGAATGGTTGGAGATGAAAGAAGATGATGACGAGTCATAAACGAGATGTACTGAATCATCTCCACACGAACGCTGAGCGTGCGATGGAAGCTTGCGGTCTTGCTATGGAAGGTCATGCACAGGATTTATGTCCTGTTAGGACCGGTAATCTACGGAATTCAATAACGCACGCTCATGATGAGGATACGGCGATTGTTGGTACTAACGTTGAATACGCTCCATACGTGGAGCTTGGTACTACGAAACAGAAAGCTAAGCCGTATCTAGTACCCGCTGTAAAGAATAACTTGAGCGAGTACAAAGACTTAATAGCTTTCTATTTATCCAATCAGTGATTCAAGCGGTCAAAGAACAGACCGCTTTTTTCATATTGAAGAACCGTGAACTGAGGAACTAGTTCACGAACCGAGACGAAAGGTAGTGACGAAGAAATGGCACTTACAAGAAAGTTTTTAGCAGCTATGGGAATTGAGACGGACAAAATCGACTCAATTATCGACGCACACACTGAAACAGTGGACGCTCTGAAGAAACAGAGGGACGCTTTTAAAGTGGACGCAGACAAGATTACCGAGTTGCAGAAGCAGTTGGACGATGCAAAAGCAAATGCATCTGGTGACAATGCATACAAAGAAAAGTATGAGAACGAGCATAAGGCTTTTGAGGACTTTAAAGCAGATATCGAAGCAAAGAAGACGCACGACGCAAAAGAAAATGCTGCACGTGCTTACTTGAAGGAAAAAGGTATTGGCGATAAATCTCTTGGGCTTGCTTTAAAGGCTCTTGGTGCGGGTATTGATGAACTTGAGCTTGACGGTGAAGCAATAAAGGATGCAAAGACATTAGATGAAGCTCTTGAGGGTGATTTGAAACAGCTTATTACTACAACATCTACTCAAGGCGCTGATACTGCTACACCACCAGCTAATGAAGGTAATACCAGCGGTGAGAACATCTTCGGTTCAAGCGGTAGCTTCTTTTTCTAATCAAACACAAATGACTAATTATTAATGAATGGAGGGATACGTTATGGCACGTATTCAATCACTAGCTATTTTAGCATCTACTACTGGTAACGATTATTTGGCTGAGAAATACGGTCAAGTAATTCAGAACATCCAGAAGAACACTATCTCTGGACGTATTAAGAACAACAACTTGAGCGGTGACCCAACCACGGGTACTGTGGAGGCAAAGCGCTTCTCCAACACCACTTCCAAAGCTTACGGTACAGCACGTAGCGGCAGTGCTGGTGTCAAGATTACAGCTAAGCCCGTTGTGGTTGCTATCGACACTGACAAAGAGCTTATCCGCGAGGTTGAGAACAAGGACGTTAGATTGTACGGTGTTGACGGTCTTGTTGAGCGTCAGACTGCTTCTGATGAAGCTAGTATCAAGCGCGAGCTTGAGCGTGCTTTCTTCGCAGAAGCTGTTACTGCTGGTACTGCTGTCTCTTTGACTGAGACTGATATCGCTGACAAGTTGGAAGAGCTTATCCAGAAGCTTGAGGTTGTGAAAAATGATTACGTGGACGGTGTACCTCGTGACGTTATGCACTTGGCTCTTGCTCCTTCTGTTTACGGTAAGGCTCGTATCTACTTTGATAAGGTACAGGACGGCGGCGCACATGGTGAGTCCTTCGACGTTTTCCATGGTGTACGTGTTGACAGTTCCACTTACCTTCCTTCTGGTACTGATGCAGTGTTGCAGGTTGAGGGCAGTGTTGCACAGCCTGTTTTGTTTACTCCACAACCTGCTGCAAAAATCCCATTTAGCAATGCTTATGCTTTTGGTATGTTCTTCAGCTATGGTACAAAAGCTGTTACCGAAGACCTTATCTTTACGGTAGCCAACCCTTTCTAGATGTGACCATTGCAGCCAAGAACGGTAATGCCAGTGTTTTTGGTCACAGAGTAAGCACACTTCAATCTGGTATTACGATTGCTGATGGAGCTATCACAGGCACGCTCAAGTATGTTGATGAAGGTGCATTACCTACAACATGGGGTGCGGGTAACTTCTTAGCGTTGAAGTTTGAGAAGACTGATGAGAACGTAACTGATATCAAAGTTGGTTTACGTCCTTCACAGGGTTCTGGTTTAGTCTCGCTTGATGATGATATGGATGGCGCATTCAAGATTACGAACACGTCTCAGAAGTTTGTCATCCAGCAATGGGACGATAACAACCATATGAGTGAACAAGTCTTCGACCTTAGCGGTTTAACACTTGAAACAGAGTAAAAACAGCACGTCTCAAATCCTGGGGCGTGCTTTATTTTTGAGGAGGTATACATGCCTGAAATGCTTGAAGAGGTGCTAGCGTACCTCCGTAATTGGTTTATGGTGCAAAAGGTCAATGGCACATTCACCATAGACAAAGGAATAATTACTTTTCCTGAAGATGCTCCTGTTCCAGAGCCTGAACAGTATCTACGTATCTTTGGTTCTATCTTCAATGACGGTCTACACATGATGTGTGATGACTCATTAAATGATGAAGAGTTTGAGGGAACAATCTGGTATCTCGCAGTCCCAACTCCTGTTGTACAGATAGCAATGCAAGTACAAGAGCTTGTAGAGCAATCTGCAACAGCAAACCCAATGCTCAAATCTGAGTCATTTGATGGTTACTCATACACTCGCATGACACGTGCTGACGGAACAGTAATGGATTGGCGTGATGTGTTTCATGACAAGCTTGCAAGGTGGCGCAAGATATGATGTACACAGTAATAGACGCTATGATGCAGCAAGTAACTTTAAGAGTTAAAACCAGCACAGATGATGGTGAGGGTGGCAACATTCCTACATGGTCTGATGCTGGTACTTTTATGGCTGCTATCACTAAGCACAACTCAGACAAAATCATTGTTGCAGAGCATGACGATACAAAAGATACGTTCAACATCACTACAAGCGTTGGTGTTGCGGATTTGCATCTGCATGACGTGATTAAAGATGTACTCGGTAGAACTTACCGTATCACTTCTGAATCACGTGCTTTTCCAACTGTAATGAGCGTTCAATACAAACGTTATACAGCGGAGAGGTGGGATGAGTCATGACAGAGATAGCAGCATTGAAAAACTTCTTTGGCAGTATCGTTACTACCTACCCAACAGATAACGTGCCTGATGATGCTCAGTATCCGTACCTAACGTTTGAACCTGTTATTGGCTTTTGGGAACAGGGCGCTGTTCCTGTTCAGTGTCAACTTTGGCACAGAACAGAATCAGATGCAGCCGTAAACAAGCTTGTGCGAGATATTGCACATGCTATTGGTTACGGTGGCGCATCTGTTGCGTGTGATGGTGGCTGGTTATGGATTAAGACTGGTTCACCTTTTGCACAAACAATCGTGGAACATGACGATGACACGATAAAGCGGAGATTAATAAACGTCTCCGTAGAGTTCATGACTAATTATTAGGAAATAAGGAGATGATACACATGGCTCTTGCATACACCAAGTATCCTACCAACGCTTTTGAGACGTTGCAGATTAACGCGGGCGTTGTGGCCAGTGATTTCGACCCTGCGACTGGTGAGCTTGAGAACGCTGATATCCTCGGCGCGACCACGGGTGGCATCCAGTTTACGGCTACGCCTCAGTTTGAGGATTTCGGTTCTGACGTGGACAACTGCCCAGAAAACACGAAACAATTAAAGGTACTGGTCGATTACGACGTTCACATGACTGGTAATTTCGTGAGCGTGTCACAGGCCACGGCTAAGCTGCTTGTTGGTGCTGCCACTCTCACGGCTGCGTCTGGAAAAATCACCCCAAAGGCTGACCTTGCTGATGCTGACTTCACTGATTTGTGGTTCATCGGTGACTACGGTGACAGGACTGGCAACGGTGGCTTTATTGCAATCAAGCTCATTGATGCTCTGAACGTCACGGGCTTTAGTTTGCAGACGCAGAAGGCCAACAAAGGACAATTCGCGTTCGATTTCCAGGGACACTACGATTTGACGGACGAAAACAGGACTCCGCCTTTTGAGATTTACGTCAAGCCTGGTACGTCCAACGCTAGCAACAACGGCTAATAACTAGCACCTACAACTTATTTTGAAGACTCGACAGGCACAGCTTTCGTCTCGACTGTGCCTGTCTTGTCATATATAGAGACGATTACGAGACGAGAAAAGAGAAAGTATCATGCGTGAAATCAAAGGCGAAGCAGTAATTGACGTTTTAGCAGACATTATCGAGCCTGTAGCAAATATTGCACAGGATGAAGAAATCAAAGAAATTCTGAAGAAGGAAATAGTAGAAGAGGGTGTTGATACACGTGCTCTAGCTATCGAGCGCTTGAAGAATCATGTGCCAAAGCTCATCAAGAATCACAAGCAGGATGTAATAACAATACTTGCTGTGCTTGCTGGTGAAGATGTTGACGATTACAGGAAGAACCTTACTTTTGCAAAACTCTTCAGTGATGTTACAGAGCTTCTAAATGATGCTGAGCTGGTAAGTTTTTTTACTTCACAAGTGTCATCGGGAGAGACCGAAGACACAGAATCAGAATCTACCTCAACGACTTCAGAACAACCTCTAACTCTCGCTTAACGCATTTCATCAGATACGCAATAGCACGTGCAAACGAAGACTCAGAACAAGACGCTCTCAAGTATTACGTCACAACAGGATTACAGATGGTATCTAAGAACACCGCTAATGCTTTTGGTGGTGAGTTCTTAGAGCCAACGTTCCATGACATGTTACATCCACACGTTGAGACAAAGAGCGCTGCGGAAATTGTTGAAGAAGTTGCAGCACGTGCAGGAATAACGATTATCTAAGAGAGAAGGTGAAGACGATAGACCTTCTAGATTTATATGCGAGTTTGACTTTAGACACTAAAGCATATGAAAACTCGTTAGACAGTGCAGAAGCACATGGCAAAAAGACCGCTGACTCCATAGGTGAATCTATGAAAAAAGGCGGTCAAACTGCTTCAAAAGCTGCAACAACTGTAGCTTCAAGCTCAGTTGAAGCAGTAAAACACGTTGCAAGTGGTGTGAAGAGCATTGTCACATCTACAACAAACGCAACACAGAAAATAATCAGCGGAGCAATATCCGCTACAAGCAAGCTCACAAGTGCTGTAGCTAATGTCGGCAAGATTGCTGCTGGTGTTGGTGCTGCAGGTTTAGGTGTTGCTAGTGCTGCAACAGCCAAGATGGGTAAAGATGCTTTTGAAGCATACGGTGAGTATGAACAGCTTGCGGGCGGTATCAATACTCTTTTTGGTGAGGGTGGCACAGCGTCAAAAGCATTGATGACTTACGCTGATAATGCATTCGCAACCGTCCAGATGTCGGCTAACCAGTACATGCAGACAGTGACAGACTTCTCAGCGTCGTTGTTGCAGTCATTGGATGAGGACGCGGCGGCTGACAAGGCAGACCAGGCATTGCGTCAAATCGCAGACAACAGCAACAAGATGGGTACTGCGATGTCAAGCGTGACGGACGCTTACAAGGGTTTCGCAAAAGACAACTTCACCATGTTGGACAACCTAAAACTCGGGTTCGGCGGTACAGCTGGTGAAATGGCACGGCTTGTCAATGAGTCGGGCGTGATGAACGGCGAAATCGAAGCAACAGCCGAAAACGTCAAGGATATACCCTTTGACAAAATCATCGATGCTATCGGCGTAATTCAGGAACGCCTCGGCATGGCTGGCACAAGTCAAGAAGAAGCTCTTAAAACAATCCAGGGCAGCATTAACATGACCAAAGCAGCCTGGGAGAATCTGTTAACGGGTTTTGCGAATCCTGATGCAGATTTGAACAAGCTTGTTGATGACGTAATGACTTCTCTTGATGCTGTTCAAGAGAATGCTTTACCAGCGGTTGAACGCATTCTGGATAGCGCTGGTAATGCTGTTGTTAAGTTCGCTCCAAAGCTAAGCTCAAGAGTAACCTCACTAGTACAAAACACAGCCCCTTCTCTGTTACGTGCTGCAACATCATTAATGACCACGGCTGGTAGTGTTGTTCTAAACACGATTCCAGATGTGGTAGATAACGCAGTTGATACGGTTGTTTCACTCATAGAAGGAGCAGACGGTAACGCAATTATTGATTCAGTAGTGGATGTAGCAACAAGAGTAACCAACACTGCTACACGTGCTATTTCAAGAATCATTACTAAAGGGCTTGAGACAATACAAGCTAATCCTCAAGCTATCGTAGACACAATAGCTTACATAGTTGAGACTGCAGCAAGCACGCTTGCAGATTTGATTGATAGTGTTGATGGTGACACTGTTGTGGCATCTGTCATAGATTTGGCTACTCGTATTGTTGGTACTGCTACAAGGTATGTACCACGAATCATCAACAAAGCACTTTCCACGATACGTGCTAACGGCGGTCAAATCAGAGCTGGTATTAAGAACATAGCTACTCAGATTATTACCACGTTCTCAGAGATGCTACAGAACGGGGATATAAATGAGATAGCTGCAACATTCACAGATATTTGGCTTGATGTTGTAGAGATTCTTGCTACAAACGCACCGCAGATTATCGAGGGTATGTTTGGAATACTCAACACAGTAATAAGCACAGCATTGAACAGAATCCAGGAGAATCCTCAAGGCTTCGTTCAAACGTGCGTAAACATCTTTGGAGCAATAATAAGTGGTGCTGCATCACTCATAGGCTCAATACTTCCACAAGTGGGAAGCGTTATCACAAGCATATTTAATGGCGGGTTTGATAACGTTGACACATCACCATTAGGCGAAAGACTGAACACTATCCTTGGTGGTTTGTTTGATGGTGTTACAGGTCTTAATCCTGAAAGCGTTGTTACGTTCTGCACAAACGCAGTTACACAGCTTGTGAACGGCTTAGCTCCGGCTATCGAAACAGCAATACCAGCAATTGGTACTTTTATTGCTAGCCTTACAACTCAGTTCACTAATGAAGAGAACACTGAAAAGTTGAAGAACGCTGGAACAGAATTACTTACAGCGATTACTAATGGCTTTAGCACGCTTGCAGAAGAAGGAACAGTAACCACAATCAGACAGAACGTTGTTAAGGCTGTTACTAACTTTGTTGACTGGCTCACAGAACAAAAGCAGCTAGACAAGATGATTGATACAGGCATTGAGCTTGTGAACAACCTATCAGACGGCTTGGATGATGATGTGTCTTCATTAATCACTGCTGCAGGAAGACTCATTGACAACATAATTAAACACCTTACAAGCGACTTTAACTTATCACGCATTTTGGCGGCTGGTATATCACTAGGTGCAAACCTTGCAACAGGAATAATCAATGGTTTGGGTGACTTGCTCGGTGGTGGTTTACGTGAAGTGTTTGCGTTCGCATTACAAGGAACCATGAGTGAGGATGAGCTTAAAAAGTGGAAAGAGGATTGGAATAAGTCTTGGGATGAGAATGTCCATCTTGACGCTCCTACCGCTGATGAGCTTTTCAAAATGGGTAGATGGGTTGATAAAGAGTTTGGTGGTATCAGCGAGGATGAATACCTCAAGCTTACAAACTCGATGAACCCAAAAGATTACGTATACACAGGCAAAGGTCAGTCTGGATATGAGACCAAAGATACACATGAAGCTGTATCACAAAAAGTCATAGTGATGGTTGACGGCAGAGTGCTTGGTGAAACAGATGACCAATACGAAGAACGTAAATCATGGCAATACGGCTATTAAGGAGATGAAACATGGCATTAGCAGATTACACGCTCACGCTTAACAATGGGAGCACAACACTGACACTATCAAGCTACGTAGCATCTCTCACGCCTGGTTATCAGAGACGAAACGTAAAGACTTTCGTATCGCTTGATGGTACAGAATATGCAGGCTCAGCACATAGAAAGCACGTGCTCAAAGTTGCATTCAAGCCACTCACAGGAGCACAGCTAAAAAGCATCTATGACTGGTTAGATGCTCTCAGTGATGTGGTTTGGTACACAGTCACATACAGAGACCCTACCAATGGTGGCGAAACAATTACCAAAACAATGAGGATAGCCAACGAATGGGAGACAAAGTTTCTACTCAAAAGCGTTGACGGAAACCGTTATTACGCGGGTTTTACGATGGAATTGAGGGAGCAGTGACATGATTCATTACGACGATGATGCGCTAATGACAGAGATAGTCAACAGCGGAGCATACACATACGAGACTGCTATAAAGTTCGGTCCATATTGTGATGTAGGACATACCACGCTATCAATGGAAGATTTTTGCTACGGCAATGACTTCACAACACACTGGCTGTATGAAGACCAAATAATCTCACTACAAACCACGGATTCAGTCTATGACTCGAATCCGTGTATTGGTGCTGCGGTTGCTAAGACTCTTACAGCAAAGGTTTCTGTTGGAGCATACTCAACACTAACCTATATGGGAAATGTACGTGAAGTATGGGTAGCAACAAGATGCTGGAAGTCGCACGAACCGAACCGTAAAACTGATTGGCATTATATCGGTCCATTCCTTGAGGACCGGAGGCATTATGAACCTGAGACTGGCATTCTCACGGTGTACGCATCTGACGCAATGACACGCTCAGATTCACCATACATGAAGATTATCGAAGCAGAAGACGGAGACATTTCCTACGGTAGACACTGCTTCCACGGAACAACAGACCAGGAACAGCTTGTAATCGTAATAGGCGATATAGCACAGCTCATGGGTCTAAATGGTACTACAACTGCAACAGACCAGATGATGAGCGGCATGCATCTACCACGTCCAGATGATGACACAACAATGAGAGATATTATCCGTTACGCTGCAGGTGCATGTGGTTGTAACGCACGCATCAGATGGGCAAAGAAAGAAGAAGCAGACGTAGACTATGTGGAGCGAGGATATCTAGAGTTTGTTCCATTCAATTGGAACAGAGATTACTTTGATGTTGGTACAAGCTTTGCATCAGTGTCACTTGGTGATGATGTTATTCGCTCACAGTATTTTGATGTTGCAATGCTTGACTGTGCAGATGGTAATGACCATGTGTGTACACACACTGCACAAGACCGAGTGTTTGCACGCTTCCAAATGTCTAATCCAATGGGAACAGAAGCATTGTGTAACTCCGTTCTTAGTTTTATCAGACAAACTGGTGATGAATCCGAGGTTTGGGAATATCGAGGTATCAACGTACAGCAAGCAATGCTTGATATGAGAGCTGAAGCAGGTGACAAAGTACAGGTAATGATTTATCGATACGACGGAAGCTATGAACTGAACCTGTATCTGATGGGTACTATCATCCGAAATTATGACCATTTGTGCACAGCAAATATTGTTGCTCCTGATTTAAACCGTAGGCAAATAGACCCTTATCTTTTGGAGGACTGGCAACAATGATGAGCATAAATGAAAACATTCCACGCATTAACAAGAAGCAGAAACCAGCTCCAAGCGGTGGAAGCACAGATGTAAAGCTGACAACAGCAACTTTCCAAGTAGTCATAGACACTAATCCATACGCAATACCAACCTCAAGCAGTCTTCCAAGCGTTGGTGGACAACAGATGGCTACAGTGGGATTTGGCGATATAAGCTACAAAAAACTGGCAGCAGCGGTAGGTTTTACACCAGAAACCATAGCGGGTCTGGATGAGAATTCTTACGGCTGGCTACCCGTGCATTTTGGCGTGTATAACGCTTCACGTGGTGGCTTTTATGTGTCAAGCGGTGGTAAATCGTTCGAGGTAGTTGATGTGAATCTAGAAACAAAAACAATTGCTGAATCACACGGGCAAATCAACACCGAGAACTACACATTAGCAATAATAGCTACCGTGTACAACAAGTACTCATCCAGTGCTACTCCCACGTACAACAACATCAACATGGTAAGTTTTGGATTGGGCTTGTGGCGTTCAGACGGTGGCACATTCAAAACATCACTGAGCGCAAACCTTTCAACCCTTAGATAGAAGGTGATACAGAGATGCTTCCAAAATTCAGACCAATAATAAACAGACCAATCCCGCTTG